CCATTGGCGCCGGTGTTCTCCCGGGAAATGCCAATAATTTCCTGATCCAACATGAGACTTCGACTGACGCTGTCAGCTCGACTAATGACCCAATCGCCATGAACTCAAGCTTTGAGACGGGGTATTTTGCCCTGTCCGAGGCCGACGTGAAGGTGTTCATTGATCAGGTCTGGCCAGACATGAAGTGGGGATATTTCGGCGGGGCGCAGAACGCGACAGTCAAACTTACCTTCTACGCGACTGATTACCCCGGCCAGACGCCCCTGACCTACGGACCCTTTACCCTGACGCAGAGCACCACCTTTGTGACGCCCAGAATGCGGGGCAGGTTGGTGGCGATCAAGCTTGAGAGCAACGATATTGGCTCCTTCTGGCGCATTGGGAATATGCGGTATCGCATCCAGCAAGATGGGAAATACTGATGACGGCGAGCCTCACAGACATTCTCACAACTCAGAAAAATGGCGTCGTCGCCATTAATAATCTTGCACAGGCGACTATCCGTGGGTTTGGCACTCAGACATCAATTACCGTCACAGCGGCTACGCTAATCTATAATGGCCCCGGATACCTTGTGAGCTTCTCCATCGTTGTTGCGGGTTCGGGAGCTGGCACGATTAACAATGCCAGCACCATTGCAGGAGCGGCCGCAGCAAATGCTCTTTGCGCTACACCGGCCACCGTTGGTGTATTCAAAACCGGACAGATTTTTTCGAATGGTCTCGTTGTCATTCCCGGATCCGGTCAGTCTATCAACGTCACTTATTCGCCGGGGTAATCCATGCCACTTGCTAAAGGTTCCTCGCAGAAAACGATCAGCTCCAATATCAAGGAAATGGTCAACGCTGGCCACCCACAGGATCAGGCTGTGGCCGCAGCACTCAATACTGCCCGGCAGGCAAAGGCTGCTGGCGGGCCTCCTGCGGCCCCCTATATGCCCGCCGCTAAGGGCACGCCATATGGCAAACCGTCCAATGGCATCCACCTTGGTCCGATCCATAGCCCGGTTGCCGGGCGCACTGATCACCTGCCCATGCACGTTCCATCGGGCGCTTACGTGATCCCGGCCGACATCGTGTCATCGCTGGGCGAGGGGAATACGATGGCCGGGTATCGAGCGGTCAAGATGATGTTTAATGGCGCCCCCTACGGCGCCTATGCGGATGGCGGCACGGTCGGAGACCCTGTTCCTATTGTTGCCGCCGGTGGAGAATATGTTCTTTCTCCCGACGAAGTCATCTGGGCGGGTGGTGGTGACCTTGACGCTGGGCACCGAGCCCTCGACAAGTGGATCGTGGACACGCGCGCCGAAACCGTCAAGACACTCAAGGCGTTACCGGGTCCGAAGAAAGATTGAGGGGGATCTCAATGTCTGACGAACTGAAGGTATGGATAGGGCGGCCGGAAGACATCGACGACATGATGGAACTTTCCTTCGCCGCCTGCGATGAGAATGGCTTCGTGAAGCCTAATCCGACGCGCCTATTGGAAGAGATCTGGCCAGCACTGAACCGCGAAAAAGGCATCGTTGGCATCGTGGGCGTGCCGGGACAGAAGCCTCAGGGCGCCATCCTTTTGAGGATTTGCCAGACATGGTATAGTAATGACGAGATCTTGGAGGAGCGGGCGGTGTTTATCCACCCCGACTTCAGGTCAGCCAAGGGCGGTCGCGCCCGCAAGCTGTGTGACTTCAGCAAAAAGGTATCGGATGAGCTTGGGATACCCCTCACCATCGGAGTGCTGTCCAATCAAAGGACGTCAGGCAAGATCCGCATGTATGAGCGTATCTTCGGGCCGCCATCTGGCGCCTATTTTCTCTATGGAACCCGCACCGGAGCTTGGAAACAAGCAGCCGAGTAAACACTGAGGTAGCGCGATGGGTGGCGGCGGCAAGGGCGGTTCAACTACTACTTCTTCGGTTCAGATCCCGCCGGAGGTTTTGGCGCGATATAACGCTGTCAACACGCAGGCGCAGACGGTCGCGCAGCAGCCATTCCAGCAATATAGCACGGACCCGAACGCTTTCGTCGCGCCCCTCACGTCTACTCAGCAGGCCGGCATTACCAATACCAATGCTATGGCCGGCGCGGCGCAGCCTTATTATCAGCAGGCGACGGGCCTTGAACAGGCAAGCGCCACCAACGTCAATCCCAGCGCGCTGGACGTTAACCAGTACTTGAACCCGTACACGCAGGATGTCGTCAATGCGACGCAGGCTGCGATGAACCAGCAGCAGGGCCAGCAGCTTTCTCAGCAGCAGGGGCAGGCCATCAACGCCGGCGCCTTTGGTGGTGACCGCGCCAATTTGCAGCGCGCCGCGCTACAGGGACAGCAGAGCCTCGCTCAGGCGCAGGCCATCTCGCCCCTCTACCAGCAAAATTACAATCAGGCCCTTTCCACTGCCCAGCAGCAGCAGGGCGTCGGCCTCGGAGCCGCGCAGGCCAACCGGCTGGCTACCCAGCAGATGGGGCAGCAGCTCGCGGCCCTTGGCCAGCAAGGCTACACTACTGGCGCCAATACAGCCCAGAACCTTGCCAGTCTCGGCACCAACGCGCAGCAGGCTGGCCTCGCCGGTGCGCAGGCGCAGATGGCCGCCGGTCAGGCCCAGCAGCAGACCCAGCAGGCCGGGTTGCAGGCCCTCTACAATCAATTCCAGCAGCAGCAAGCCTATCCCTTTCAAGTGGCTCAGTTCCTCGCGAACATCGCCGAGGGCACCGGTGCGGTGTCTGGCAACACGACGACGTCCACCACGACGGGCGGCGGCGGATTTTTCTCCGACAAGCGCCTCAAAGAAAACGTCCAGAAGGTGGGCAAGACCAACGATGGTCAGCCCATCTACCGCTTCAATTACAAGGGCGACCCGCGCACGCAGATCGGCCTCATGGCGCAGGACGTCGAGAAGTCTCACCCAGAGGCCGTTGGCCTCGCCGGTGGCTACAAGACCGTAGACTACAAGAAGGCCACGCAGGGCGCCGTGCGCAAGGCTGATGGTGGCGCCGCGACTGACAACGCCTATTCAATGGATGCCCCCAGCGCCCTCCTTCAGGACTCCGGCAAGGGCCTTGGTGCAATGCAGCCAATGGCATTGCCTCAAATGGTTTCTGGTGACGATGCAGTCCGCAACAATGCGGCCACTTTCGCTTCTCGGTTTGGAGACACAGGCGCCAATGCGGCTGATGTTGCGGCCATGCGTGCGCCTTCTGTTGCAGGACAGATCTCAGACCCGTCTCGCGCTGGGTATCAGGCCGAACTTGATACGTTGCTCAATGCCCCCAGCAATAGCAACCTTGGCTCGGGCCCCGGATACGTTCAAAGCCGCGCTAATGCAATCCGTGGCATTCTTGGGCAAAACACTGACCCATACAGCTCTCAGGGTGGCCTTGTTGGTTCGCCCGGCGCCTTTGCGCGCGGCGGCTTTGCGGGCGGTGGCTACACGGACCCGATGGGCATGTATCATAATGCGGCCCTCGAATATTACGGCCCGCAGGGGTCACAGAATGCTGGCCTCGGCGCGATTATTGCGCAGGGTGGCGGCGGCGCCCGTTCTCTTGTCCCAGCTCAGGCACCTTACCGCCCGCCGCAGAGAGATGCTATCGCTGAAGCAAACCAGATGGCTGGCCTCGCCACGAATGGCGCCAAGTTCTATGACTGGGCTAAGGGCAAGTCGGCAACGTCTGGTTACAACAACAATTTCACCCCCGGCGGCGACAACAAAGACGCCGTCATTGATCTCAATACAGATCCAGATGTCGAGTCCATTGCCGATCGTGCGCGCGGTGGTTTGATTGCCCACCGTCCCCATCACAGCACGTCAGGCTTCGTTCCCTATGGAGACGGTTCTGACGGCGGATTTCTGTCCGGCGTCTTGCAGGATCAGTCTCAAGAGCCTCAGCATCAGCTTATGGGCGCAAAATCCACGCCCACGCCGCCGCGCCCGCAATCAAGCCCCGTGGGAGAGGCTATGCAGGTTGCCAACCTTGGCAAGGCGGGCAAGGGCGCCTATGACTGGGCGGCGAAGCAGCTTGCTGGCGAGGCTTCGCCTGCTGGCGTAGTTGGGCCCACGGTCGGTGACAGCGTTGGCCTTGGCGGCGCTGAAGCGGGCGGCGGCGCGCTGGCTGGCGACGTCGGTGGCGGCACTGGCGCGATCCTTGGCGACGTCGGCGCTGACGTTGCCGGTGGGGCCGCAGCAGACGCGGCGGCGGGCCTTGGCGCCGACGTTGCCGTCGATGCGGCTGCGCCAGAAATGATGGCGGGCCTCGCAGGCGGCGAGGGTGTGGCCGATTTCCTTCCGTTCTTGT